CTTTTGGAATCATTGTGAACTGATGTACGTTTACTGATTGATTGCGGTGCATTTTATTTCCTTTGTTGTTCCGTCAGAAAAGGTTCCCTTTTCTAGACGGTTAGTTTTGGATTTTTACTTGTTTACCCAATGATAGTAATTTTGGAGTTTCGTGGAGGTCAAATAGACCTGTATTATCGTCGAATTCTCCAAATTCGAATAAATCGAAATCATCGGGGTGATTGTGTAGCTGGTTTTCAGGATCTGAGCGATTTACTTCATCGCTAAAAGATCTTATTGCTACACCTACGGAGGGTACAAACATTGGTCGACCGAAAGCATCTGCTGCTCGGTCTTTTACTGAACATAGTACTAGTTTCATGAGGATTCCTATATGAGGGTTCGTTTAAGTTGTTGAAGTTTTGCTTGTTGGACTATTTCTTTGACTTTTAGTCTTTCAAACGTATTGTCTTCGCTATTTAGTTTACCGTTTATTTCACGTTTGTAAAGTATTTCGTCAAATTCATATGGATTGTCCATTTTGTATTTTTTATCGTAAAACTTGGGTGGTTTTACTTTTTTCCCTTTTATTATAACGTAATCATGGGGATATACGTCTGTTTTATATGTTTTGTACCAGTCATAGCCAATACCGGGCTTTAATGACATTTTGTTAAATTCGGGTTTACGTGTAGTTATTTCCCCTGTTTCTGTGTCAACTTGTGTGTAATGTGCTTTTGAATTATGTCCTGTTACTTTCTTCATAATATATCTAGCAACGTATGCAGCTGATTCGAAGTTAACGTCTCCAATGCTGGAATAACCAAATGGCCACAAGGTTTCAAGGTCTTGGGATCTATAAAGCATAGAACCAGAGGTAGATCGTTTCCATAATTTTTTATCAAAAAAATCAAATCCGAAGATACAGGCATGGTAATGGGGTCGGCCGAAGTTTTCGCCGTATTCTCCAGCCATATAATAGCGGATTCTAGTGTGTCCGAATTTTTTGCGAAGTCGCTTAACGAAACGTTGAAAGTCTTCGTAATGTAAGCTGCCATCGCTTGGGAGATGTGTATTGTCATATGTAAGTGTTATGAAACAGTTGTTTTCATGTAATTGGGCTTCATGCATACAACGCATAGCCCATTGTCGTGATCGTTCTAGTCTGCAGCCAATGCATTGACCGCAAGCTAGGGATAGTGTTTTAACGGTGTTGTACCATCGTCTTTCATGAAAAACGATTGAACCGTCTGCGCATTGAAATGCGCTTAAAGGATGGTAACAAGGCATGTGAGGTGCCTGGGGGTTTTATTAGAACCTCCAGCCTCCACGCTGGGGGCTTGATCGCATATTAGGCGATTTAGTTTTTTGACTCTGTTTTCTAAAAGATCTTGCAGACTTTTTTTTGTTTACTGATGATCGACGCATATACATATTAATCTCCTTTTTGTGGTTGGTGTCACCTAGCACAGTTACATCTAGTAAGGTAACTGTGCTTTCGGTCTATTCGACCGTTTTTTCCTGAGGTTCTTCAACGACTTGCGGCAGAACTTCAGGATTTACGAGGCCTAGTTTTATAGCCTCGTCTTTATTTTCAGATTTTTCTAAAAAATCTATTAAATTTGCAGGATCGTTATCGAACCTGCTTCGAATTTGAGCGGGTAAACGCATAAATTCGTCCTCTGCGGCAATTACTTGGTTAAGCGCAGAGTGGTAGTCACCGATACCGGTGAAATCGCCATAACGAGGCGATAGAGGGGCTTCTGGTAGAAGTCCCGTTATATTAAATTGACGAAGAATATTATTAATATCACATTCGTCTTTGAAATGCTGCTGAGTCAGGGTCACATCCTCACAATGTAACCCCGACTCATTTGACGCAGCATCTAAATCGTAGTTATAAGGTGTTCGTAAAAAAATAGCTTTTTTCATTTTTTTCCTTTGTATTGTTGATACTTTCGTTTTATAAAATTTTCAACGTTTGTAGGTGTTGGAAAATTTTTCTTAATATCCCGATACCAGTAGGGATCTACTGACGGGGCTATATTTTCTTTAATATTGATTGTTTCAGCGCCTACTTTTCCAGTGGCAGCTGATGTGTATTTTTCGGTTGCCCGAAGATTTAATATTTCTTGTTGTAATTTACGTAATTGTTCTTCTAAATTACGTTGTGTTTGCTGGTTTAATTTTGTATTTTCCAAAATATAACCTATATCAGCGGCAGTTTTTATGGTGTCCGCTTCTGTTTTTAATGTTGATGCTGTAGTTCCTATAGTTGTTGCCTTTTTTAAGTCAATATCAGCTTCGTTCATTGACATTTGTTGGTATCCAGTAACGCCTGATCCCAAAGCATTTTTCATTGTTGCAGTTGATACTGAGCCCATAGCTCCGGTTGGTGTTCCGGCACCTCCTTGAGAGTATGCAAGCATGGGATTTAAACCTGATTTTTTCATGTCTTCCACTGCAGTTTGATACTGCGTACTCCGCATACGCTCTTGAAAGTCCATTTGTTTTGCAGCTTGTTCTGCACTTGCTGCATTTGCAGCTTGTGCTATATCCCAATTTTTTTGGTTAGTTTGTTGTTGGCCTACAAAGCCCAACATACCACCCAGCATTCCGCCGATATTCATATTAGAAATGGTCAATTAAGCCGGGTACAGAGTACATTGGCATTGGTCGAGCTTTCTTTACATCAAAGAAAGAGTCAAATATAAATTGTTGACCATTTGCGCTTGCACCTACGGCAAGTGTTCTAGCTAATGGTGGTGTATCTTGTATAAATGTTGTGTTTAATGTTGGAAGGGCAGTAAATTTCTGGGCTAAATGCCAGCCATCAATTGTTCCAGCAGCAGTTGATCTAAATAAACTGCTAATACGTGATGGATAATATCTATATTCTGCCCATCTTTCTTGGTATCCGAATACTCCTGTATCGGTACTGTCGCCTGTTACGTATATTTCCTTATTTAATACCGCTTGTTCGCCTAAAGTAGCAAAAGCTGGAAAATAAAAATCGTAACGTGTGGATCTGCTCCACATTCTTTGCATACCTTGTTGATATGTTAAATCTGCTCTTACGGCTACTATACCAAGGATAACGCCGTGTTCAACGAATGATTGAGTGAAACCATGATTATGAGCCAACCCAGTACCCATAGAAGCAAGTGTACCCAAAGGTGTTGTAGTGCCACTTGCATTAGTTCCTGAAGTTTGTGCGATGGGGTTAATGTTAATACTAGTTGAACCGCCACCCAGATACTCAGGGCGCTGAAGCCTAGCGTCGGGACTGATAACGCCAAAGTGAGACCTAATAATTTCAGTATATCGTGTGCCTCCACGTGCGTCTCTTTCTAATAATTTTTGTATCTGAAACGATTGGCGTAGTTGATTTATTGTTGCTGCAGTTGCAGCTGATAAATCAGCATAAAGACCGGATTCAGTTCCGAATACTAATGTAGCAGTTCCGGAAAAACCCCCAGCTGCCGTAATACGATTTACGCCACCGTCGTTTCTTCCTTGTGTTACCGCATTAGTTACTCCTCCACCTGTCCAGGTTGGTGAATTGCTATTAGATAATACTGGGGCAGTTGTACCTAAAGGTAAAGTTACTGCATCCCCTTTTTGTGGCCATGGTAATGCTGACGTAAAATAATCTTTACGTTTGCCACGTCTTAATAGTGTGTAATTTGTTACTGTATCAGGGCCGTCGCCCTTATCTACTACTACTGAATTTTGTAAATTTTCGTCTCGAAACCATTCGTTATATATAAGATTGTAAGCACGTGGCCAAAAAGCACAGTGGCTTACAGTTTTTGTTGCAGTAACTTGGCCTACAGTTGGTAGTCCCATATAGTCCTGCAGTGAGCCAATGGCATAACCATTGGCGGGTGACACCTGCTGAGGGATTACATATGAAATTGAATCGGCTGGGTTGGTTTGTTGCCCCATGAACTTTTGCCAATTGTCCCAAATAAGTCTATTGGGTACAAAGAAGAAGAAAGATTCAAGGTGCAAATTATCCATTATTGGATATAAAGGTGTTGCCAGACGGGCGAATGCCGTCATGTTTAAATTGAATGTGTCCCCGGGTAGAACTTCGTCTACATATACGGGGACTAAGTAGCCCGCATCAAATGTAGTTTTATGCGTACTTTGACAGTCAAATTTTGATCGCGGTATATCCGCTTTTGGAATCATTGTGAACTGATGTACGTTTACTGATTGATTGCGGTGCATTTTATTTCCTTTGTTGTTCCGTCAGAAAAGGTTCCCTTTTCTAGACGGTTAGTTTTGGATTTTTACTTGTTTACCCAATGATAGTAATTTTGGAGTTTCGTGGAGGTCAAATAGACCTGTATTATCGTCGAATTCTCCAAATTCGAATAAATCGAAATCATCGGGGTGATTGTGTAGCTGGTTTTCAGGATCTGAGCGATTTACTTCATCGCTAAAAGATCTTATTGCTACACCTACGGAGGGTACAAACATTGGTCGACCGAAAGCATCTGCTGCTCGGTCTTTTACTGAACATAGTACTAGTTTCATGAGGATTCCTATATGAGGGTTCGTTTAAGTTGTTGAAGTTTTGCTTGTTGGACTATTTCTTTGACTTTTAGTCTTTCAAACGTATTGTCTTCGCTATTTAGTTTACCGTTTATTTCACGTTTGTAAAGTATTTCGTCAAATTCATATGGATTGTCCATTTTGTATTTTTTATCGTAAAACTTGGGTGGTTTTACTTTTTTCCCTTTTATTATAACGTAATCATGGGGATATACGTCTGTTTTATATGTTTTGTACCAGTCATAGCCAATACCGGGCTTTAATGACATTTTGTTAAATTCGGGTTTACGTGTAGTTATTTCCCCTGTTTCTGAATCCGTTTCTGTATAGTGTTGTTTTGAGTTATGTCCTGTTACTTTCTTCATAATATATCGCGCAACGTATGCAGCTGATTCAAAGTTAACATCTCCAATGGAGGAATAACCAAATGTCCAGAGTAGTTCAAGGTCACTGGATCTATAAAGCATAGAACCAGAGGGAGACCTTTTCCATAATTTTTTATCATGAAAGTCGTGGCCGAAGATACAGGCGTGGAAGTGAGGTCTGCCGAAATTTTCGCCATATTCTCCAGCCATGTAATAGCGGATTCTAGTGTTTCCGAATTTTTTTCGAAGTCGCTTAATGAAGAGTTGAAAGTCTTTGTAATGTAAGCTGCCATCGCTTGGGAGATGTGTATTGTCATATGTGAGGGTTATAAAACAGTTGTTTTCATGTAATTGGGCTTCATGCATACATCGCATTGCCCATTGGCGTGATCTTTCTAGCCTGCAGCCAATACATTGGCCGCAGGGTAATGATAGTGTTTTGACGATATTGAACCATCGTCTTTCTTGAAAAACGATTGAACCGTCTGCGCATTGATATGCGCTTAATGGGTGATAACAAGGCATGTGAGGTGCCTGGGGGTTTTATTAGAACCTCCAGCCTCCACGC